GGATGCGGGTCTTTCCGCAGACAACAACCGCCTGACCCCTGATATGGTGAACAAGGCGGCCACCGCCCTGAAGAAGGCCAAGGCCCCCAAGATCAACGGCAAGTATGTGGCGATCATCCATCCCTCCGTATCCTACGACCTGCGCGCCAGCGATGAATGGATCGAGGCCCACAAGTATGCAGCCACTACTGAGATCTTCAACGGCGAAATCGGCGAACTGCACGGCGTGCGCTTCATCGAGAGCCCCAACGCCCCCGTATATGGCGAGACCGGCAAGATGATCTATTCCTCCTTCTTCCTGGGCAAGGATGCCTATGGCATCATCGACCCCGAAGGCGGCAGCATGGAAATGATCATCAAGGATAAGAGTCAGGCTGGCGGCCCTCTGGAACAGTATTCCACTGCCGGTTACAAGTTTGAGGATGCCACCAAGATTCTGTATCCCGAGCGCATGGTATGCGTGAAAAGCTGCAGCGCTTACAGCGCAAGCGATGCGGCAAACTACGAAAAACCCAAGGCCTGAGTGAGATATGAGGGCCATTAAATAACAGGGGAGGCTGTACGCCTCCCCGGAAAGGAGAAGCGTATGGCAACTGTTAATAAAGACCCCATGAAGGAGAAGGTTACGGTTTTCGTACACAAGATTTCTGGTGAGGATCCGATGCTGTATGTCGGCCTGAACGGAAAGGCCTGGAATATCCCTCGCGGTGTGAGTGTGGAGGTGCCCAAGCCTGTGGCTGAAATCATCAAAGAAAGCCAGGTTTGCGCATCTGTTGCAGACAGCTATAGCACAGAGAAACAGAATATGATGAAAATCGTACAGGGCGTTTAATCGCCCACCGCAGACGGGCGGGGCATAACGCCCTGCCCGTTTTTAATACCCGCGAAAAGGAGGCAGGCATGAAGGTAGGAGAAGTCATCGAAATGGTGGATCGTTTGAAGCCGAACCGATTCACGAAGGAAGATAAATACAAATGGCTGTCGGATGTGGACGGCATGATATGCCGGGAGCTGATCGACACCCATGAGGACAGCCCGCTTACGGAGGCGTTCACGGGCTATGAGGCGGAGACGGACGCGGAGAAGGAGCTGATCGCGCCGTTTCCCTATGACCAGATCTACAGATGGTATCTGGAAAGCCAGATCGATCTTGGCAATATGGAGATCACCAAATACAACAACACCCGCAACCTGTTCAACGCGGCATACCTGACCTTTACGGACTGGTACAACCGCACGCACATGCCCAAACAGCAGGTTTCCGGGTTTACCTTTACCGCCGGAAGGAGGGTTGACGATGCCCTATCTACCTGAACTGAAAGAGGGTAACCAGACCCGAACCATGACCGACGTCTTCGGCGGATACAACCACAACCTGAAGATCAATGAAGGGGAATGGTACGCCGAAGAAAACCTGACCGGGGCGTACTTTCCCCTTTTCGCGCAGAGGGGCAAGCGGGGAAGGCATTATCCGCCCGTGGGCAGCGAAACCGCCTTCGGGGAAATCCGGGGCATCATCGCAAAGGACGCGCTGGCGTGGATAGAGGGCGACCAGCTTTTCTACAACGGATATTCGCTTACTGATCCTGTTCCCGGCATCACCCTTTCGGAACATAAATCCATGCTGCCCAAGCAGATGGTGAGCATGGGCGCGTATCTGTGTGTATTCCCGGACAATGTGTATGTGAACACCAAGGATATATCCGACCGGGGCAGCATGGGCGCGAAGTATGAAAGCCTGATCAAAGAACCGGATGGCACGCAAAAGAACGCCATGATCAATTACACCCCCTGCGATATCTCCGGCAAGGCCTATGAGAACATCACGGCTTCCACGGCGGAGCCTCCCGAGCCTGTGAACGGCATGTACTGGATGGATCAATCCTCTTCTCCCCATACGCTTAAGCAGTACAGCGAGACAAGCGGCATGTGGGTGGAGATTCCCACGGTGTATGTGAAGATCAGCGTGACCGGCATCGGACAGAACTTCGCCGATTATGACGGCGTGACCCTTTCCGGCGCGGCGTATACCCATGAGGATGATACAGGCAACATCATTCAGAACCAGATCGCGGCGCTGAACGGGGATATCATCATCCAGGCGCGGGGCGATGATTATATCATCGTGGTGGGCGTTCTGGATCAGGCGGCGGTAACGCAGGAAGCCGTGATCACCGTTGAGAGAAAGATTCCCGTCCTCGATTATGTGTGCGAGGCCAACAATCGCCTGTGGGGATGCTATTACGGCATGAAGGACGGCAGAATGGTGAACGAAATCTACGCCTGCAAGCTGGGGGATTTCAAGAACTGGCATTGCTTCATGGGCATATCCAGCGACAGCTATACCGTTTCCGTGGGCACGGACGGCCCCTTCACCGGCTGCGCGGCGTATCTGGGCTATCCCATATTTTTCAAGGAAAACTGCATCCACAAGATCTACGGCAGCTTCCCCGCCAATTTCCAGACCCAGACCACCCAATGCCGTGGCGTGCAGCAGGGCAGCGGCGGCAGCATCGCCATCGTGAACGAGATCCTTTATTACAAATCCCCCACGGATATCTGCGCCTATGACGGCAGCCTGCCTGCGGGCATATCCACCCAGTTCGGCGGGGAGATGTATTCCTCCGCCGTGGCGGGCAGCATGAACGGCTGTTATTACATCAGCATGAAGGATGTATCCGGGGCATGGCATCTGTTTGTGTATGACACCCTGCGCGGCGTATGGCACAGGCATGATGACGCGCATATCACCGGCTTTGCGGCATGGGGACAGGAGCTTTACTTCATCCATGCTGACAAAAACGCCATCCTGACCATGAACGGAAGCGGCGAAGCGGATGAACAAAGCGTTTCATGGTATGCCGAAAGCGGCGTGATCGGGTATGACATGCCGGACAACAAATATGTTTCCCGGTTCAACCTGCGCATGAAGCTGGGCGAAGGAGCAAAGGTGACGCTGAAGACGGAATACGATTCCGATGGCGTATGGCATGACCAGGGCACGGTGACCGGCAACGGGCTGGACGCTTTTATCTTCCCCGTGATTCCCCGCAGGTGCGACCATTTCAGGATGCGCCTTGAGGGCGAGGGCGATGTGCGCATGTATTCCATGTGCAAAATCCTTGAACAGGGGAGTGACGCATGATGAACGGCTTGAACTTCGCCCCGCCTCCCGGGCTTAAAGGGGATGAAAAGAGCCAGCTTGTTCAGATGCATTCATTCCTGTTCAGGCTGACGGAGCAGCTGAACGCCGCCCTCGTTCAGACGGACAACGCCATACAGAAGGCGCAGACCGCCGTTTCCGCTTCCGGGAAACCTGCGGACGGCTCGACCGAAGCCGAATACCGGGAACTGAAAAGCCTGATCATCAAATCGGCGGATACTGTGCGCGCGGAGATGGATGTGGTGGAAACAACGCTGAGAAGCGAGTATGAAGCCATCAGCGATGAATGGGGAACCTTTCAGGAGAATATCGAGACCACTATCGTTCAGACGGCTGAAAGCACCATCGAATCCTACAACTATCAGGCGCAGATCGATGGGCTGGAGCAGTTTCAGCAGACGAGCCAGGGCTATATCCGCAGGGGCATTATCTGGGATAAAGACGGCGTGACCCCCATCATCGGCATTGCCATCGGACAGGAACTCCGGACAACAGACGAAAAGGCCACAATAGACGGCGTTGAATACGATGTCCTTGATAAATCCCGCAGCATGGCCATCTACACCGCCAACAAGATGGCATTCTACCAGAATGGCGTGGAAGTGGCTTCTTTCAACCAGAAAACCCTGACGGTTACGGATATCGATGTTTCCGACACTGTGACCTTCAACAAGCAATGGGAGCTTTCCCGAAAATACGGTTTTACCCTCAGATGGATAGGAGGAGATGAATAATGGCGCAGCTGAACTATGGGTTGAGGTTTGTTGATGGAATAAAGGACAGAACCATCAAAAGCAAGCAAGATACAACGTTTGAACTGCAGTATTCTTATACTTATATTGGTGACGGTTCATATTCCAAGGTGAGGATTAACGCGCCTATCATGCGTATTGGAGACATGTCTGTTCCAGGAACCATTGAGACCACTGAGAGTGGATCGAATTATGGAAAGGGCACGTTTTTATTTGAAGCAGGAGAGGGTGTGCTTTATGAGATTACAGATCCCGACCTGGAATGCACAATCGAAACGCCCTTTGAAAGGTTCGAAAACGGTGCATGGGAAGAATTCGCCACTCCATCCTATAAATTCACGTTGAAGATCGCAAAAACCTATGAGACCACGGACGAAAACGGCGATCCTGTTGTGATCGATATGAACCCCGTGTTGAATGATGGATTCTTTGGGTATGTTTCCCAGGATGACATCCTTCCGGATGCGCCGGAAAATGTGCTGGTAGGTGGATATTCCAAAGCGGTATTCAGTTTTTCTATCGATAAGATTGAAACCAGGTTCGGTGCAAAGGTTGAGCAGATCAATATCCGATGCGAAAGCAAGGACTATATCGTGCGAGACTTTACGCAGCCGGTTATAACGGATGTTATCAAGGGTGGCAGGACAGTTGAATATGTGTATGTCCAATTCAGTGTTATGGATAGCCGCATGAATACGACAAAACTGAGTTATAAAATGCCGGTTTACATTTATTCTGCCCCTGTTCTTATCGACACAAGTGTTTATAGATCAAACGGAGACAGAACCGAAAACGATCAGGGGGCATTTTTGACCGCGAAAGCATCGGCCGCCTACAAGGAAATCGGTGGACATAACAAATGCACCATTACCGCAGAATGGGGAGAACGCGGCGGGGATATGAAACCGGCTACGATTTCGGGTGAAACTGTTATCGGCAATGGCACCATCCTGCCCATCAAAAGCTATGTGGTTACATTTACCGCAACGGATACCATAGGCAAGTCCAACACGGTTTCACTGATTGTGCCCACTCCCGGCGCTGTGTTCGATGCGCTGAAGGGCGGCAATGGCTTTGCCTTCGGCAAGATGGCGGAAAGGGCAGGATTCCTGGATTCCGCATGGGAAATCAGCAGCGATGGCGGCGTGTACGCGGGCGCTGAACCGCAGGAAGACGGAAGTTATACCTACAAGGCGTACATGGACAAAGAAGGCAATATCCATGCGGACGAGG